CAGCTTGCAGCCAAAATTGTAAAATTTGGAGGTACCACCCTCCCTCTATGTCCACATGCCCTAGGATCATTCGGATCACTGCCTGGTGGTCGACCAGGCACCATACCTCGCGCTCAAGCCTAAGGTTCAGCTGTCCCCCGAACCAATACGAGCCAGCAAGCTTACACACGGAGCGAGAACCACCCCTAACGGGCCCGGTTGCCGGGCTGGACTTACGGGACTTGACCCTGCCTGGTGCACATATCAATAAAACAGTTATGGGGCACACGAACTTCGTGAGTTTACGTTCCTGGGCGCACGCCGTCGGCTCCAACTTCCGTGCTGGGAGCTATGACTTGGCTTAGATCAAGGCTGGTCAAGTCATCTCTCCATGGGACACGCTGTGACAATCCGACTCCTGGCGGCCTGCCCAAGAGATCCAAACATAGACCCACTCCCTTAACTGTTTTATCGGCACCCCGTCCCGTGCTGTCACAAGCTGGGGATACACGATGTCCATCGTAGGTACATGCCCCGGTTTGGTTGAACCGTGCCGGGTCACGCCGAAGCCATTTCTTTCGCTGGTTGCAACACACCGCGCGTCGCCGCTCGGGTGCCACTGTCGCCATGCCTCAAACCGAGCATGCCGAGGGATGTACGGAGCCAGATTCCCATGATGGTTTCATCGAGGAATGCCTGGAAAGTTCCTGGTCTCCTGCCAGCGTTCTGTACGCATTAGGTGGCTAACTCCAACCGGGGACGAAATCCGGTCTGCGTACGGCCTTCACCTCAGTGCGCGCCACTCCCACGCTACACCAGGCTGAAACCCACGTGGGGATTCAAGAATAAGGCAGGCTGATGACGGGCCATCCCATCTAACCCGTGTCGCAGTGGCGAGGGGGGGAGTAACCCCGGGTTTGCAGTCGCAACTCGCCTTCTCACCCCCGGCATTTCCTCCGGGAGCCCTGGGACTACTAATTTGCCAAAATGGCATAGTAATTCGCACAGCACCAATTAACCTGCAGGACTGGCACACTAACTGCGCCATGTGGCCGGCAGGGACTCACGGAATCCCTGCCAGTCCGCCAACGTGTCGTACGTCCAATTGAAGTCTCGGAATTTGTTCAACTCCTCGGTGGTAACTTCGAATCCCGTCGACTTGAGGATCTCTTCTTGGTTGGAGCAGATGCCATTCAAGGCACGGATCGAGTCCACAAGCTCCCCCTCTTCGATCACCTCACCCCAGAACCCAGCCGGCGACGCCCGGTCGAACGAGCTGCGGCAGTAAGCGTCTGGGTTGCCACTGACCCTCATCCTGAGGTCGTGGTCACTCACCTCAAACCCAAGTTCAAGCGCGTACTCCAAGTACTTCTCTGAGATGGTCGGCACGAGGCCCGCGTACTCATACGCGCGCGACATAGCAGCTGTCCCTGAGAGCTTCTTCAGCTTCTCCTTGTCACCAGCCATAAAGGCTTGAACGCTGCTTGCGCTTGTGCTTGTGCCTGCCCGGCACATGCACCGGTCCACCTCAGGACAGAACACGAAGTTCCCGTGCGCGTCCTTCTTGGGGCCATTCTCGTCCAGGGCGATGCGGTACCCGACAAACAGCGCATGTTTGTCGCGTTTCTGGATTTTCATATTAAACCCTATCCTTTCCCAGAACTGTAGAATGGCGACGTCAAGCTCTGGAGTGACGGCAGGCGCTGTTGTGAGGAAAGAATCATCCCCTTCAAATGCGCTTGCCAACCACCTCTTGATGCCTATGACGTCAACTCCCCATTTGACATCAGGGTTGAGGAATTCTTCGGGATGCTCAAACACTGCGCAGTGCCAACCCGTGAAGTTCATCCACCAATTTAATGGTGATGTTCCCCTGTGGCCAGACCGACGGATCGCCTTGATGATGAACTTCATCCTCTCCTTGTTCTTAGTAAAAGTCAAGGTGAGCGTCTTGTCACAGCACACTTTCACGTGTTGGTCCGCCCAGGACTCTGGGGACGAGTGCAGGAATGCGTTGACATGCTTTGCCACATGCTTAATCACCGGGTTTTCGACGAGGTCCCGGATTTCGATACTACAAGTAGTATCCCAAGCAGTGCCGTCGCCCTCGAAAGCTGTAATAAGCTTCTTGGCGATCTTCTTAGGCACGCCGCACTCCTCGCACACCCTCTTCAGGGCGTCCTTCTTTGCCAACCCTTTAATACCTTTCTTCGGGAAATGTTTCTTTATCAGGTATTCAATAATAAAGATGGTTAGCAAGGCCATAATTTGCCCCTCGTCCTGGTCGGCGATGAGCAAGCGGGGCGCCTTTTCCTCAGCCATCGGTTCAGGTTTGACCGAGGCCTTCAAACGGAACGACGGATCCACGCGCTGACACAATGCCTCAATGGCATGGTCCATGCGCATGTCACCCCACTTCCTCGACTTACAGCGAGCGTAAGTCATCTCATGGATGCAGTCGAAGATCTTCTTTGAAGAAAACGGAGCATTCTTCGTGTTCGAGATCGCCGCCGAGACAAACCGGCCAAGCTTGACCTTGTCCGCCTCGGTAGCAGTGAATGGGCGAGCCTTCTTCTCCATTCGCTCCTCGCACTGCCCGACGACCCCGATGCCGGCATCTGTCACCAAGATGCGGCCCTGCACCTCTGCGCGTATGGCTGAGTCAGCCTCGTCGTTTCCACCACATGGATGTGTATTGACGTACTCAGTGCCCTCACGTTGGTACCCCAGCTTGTTCTTCACGGGCTTAGGTGGCGCGTCACCACCATCTCCAGCTGGAGCATCTCCTGATACCTGCTGATCATCATCATCATCTTTCTTCTTACCGTCATCAGCAGGTTTGTCGTCACCACCAGATGGCGAAGATGCAGAGCCCGGTGCGGTGGTACCTGAATAAGGTCCACTCCGCGCCGGAAGCAGCTGCACCCTGTACTTCCGCTTCAAATTGTAGATCGCGCCCCAACACGTGTTGTTCACAGTGAACTTGTGTTGTTGCTGCGCAGACCAAGCGGCAATCGCCCACGGGCCAAGCATACGCATGGCGACGTGATCTGCACTACCACTCGCCCATGTCTGGACGGCGCGCTGGTAGGTTATGGGTCGGAATACTTTTGCCTTGGATTCCGCCACTTTCTGATTGGTCACGACCTTGTCGAGTAGGGCGAATTCGGACTCCGTGAAAGTCACCCTACGTTCGACGACCTGCTCGCGCCGCGAGAGCCCAAGCGCCTCCGAAGCACGATCCATCCACCGCTCCATGAGGAGCTGCGGTAATGGAATGTTCGCGTCAGCTTCGGTGACAAGCTCAGACGGCAATTGAAGTACCGGAACGACAACGGTCCACGCGCCCGGACGGTCGCGAGCGCGTTCCCACATCCACTCTGGTACATCATCCACCTCGAACTGGTCGTCGGTCGCAATATAGAGCGCACCAACAGCACGGCTGTTAGTGCTCCCCATGGTAGCGAAGTTTGCCTGTAGCCACACCTGACGTCAATCAGATGCACCGGGACGGCACCCCGGCATTCCGTTTCCACTCCCCCAAGCCCAG